GAGAATTGGATGGAAGAGTTCTTGATGGATCAAAGTAATATGAAATGTTAGTAACATCGTCATCAACAATAAACTTAACAAGTGGTTTAGGTGATGTTTGGTCAGTTAAACCTGGGATACCTTCTCTAACAATGTTTACAAAAGGATATTCTAATTTATATTGATTATCCTTAGAGAATGACATATAATATCCAAGGTTAGATGGATCATCAAGGTCAAATATGTACTGATGGCGACGAACAAATAATAATTCTGGATGTTTAGCGTAAATATTAACACTTCCAATAGTAGAACTTACAAATGTAGGATCTTGTACAGCAGTTGATCTTAAACGATATATAAATCTTCTACTATCGATAACCTCTTCTATAAAGAATGATCCACCATATTCAGTTGTTGTAAATCCTTCAACAAATATAATTTCGTTTGCACTAAAGTTATGCTTACTATTAGCAACACAGAATACTAAATCTGTAAATGTTAGTGCACCAGATGGTATAACATCTTTTGCAAGGTTAGATGTAAGGTGGAATTTCTTAACACCAACTAAACCTGCTATTGTTACAATTTTACCAGTCGCATCAAATGTGGCAGTTATACCTACAGCAGCAGCGTCAAGAGTGTCTCCCTTAATAAAGTTTGAATCTGAATATACTCCTTCAATTTTTATAATATAATCTTCAGCAACAAATGGTTTCCAAGTAGCAAATTGTCCTAGATTACCACTAGAGTATGAAGTGTTTGCTAAATCAACATTAAAACTACCCGCAGGACGAGTATATATCCAGTTGATACTTCCATCAGTTACTGTACCAACAGTATGAACAGGAGCAGTACCACCAGAAACTGCTGTTGTCCCTGATGTATAAATCTTACCTGCATTGTAAACTTCATCTCCAGTTGTATAGTTGTTATTTGTAACCCACTGAGGTATTGTTGTCTCAACTAAGAATGTTTGTGCTATTGTGTTTACATCATTTACACTAGATTTAAGTAATTTTGCAGTATCAAATGTACCAATAATATTACCAATGTCAACACTATTGGTTCCAACATTTACTATAGTACCGTATGCACTAATTACATCTTGTCCACCAATTACAGAATACTGTTGTAATAAAGATCCTTTTGTAAATGTTGCTGCCTGATTAAATGTTACAGTCTTAACAGCATCAATAGACTGATATACTGCATCACGAATATAGAACTTAGGAATAACAGTTGTACTTAATAGTAATTTTTTACCTAGAGGAGTTGGAATAGTAGCAGTTCTAGTTTCATATATTTGATCTGTAGATGTGAATGAGTAAGTTCCTTCAACATTATTTGATACAACATCAGCATAATCAAGTATTTGTAGACCCGCAGGACCTAATGCCCAATCTCCAGATGTAATCACTTGGGTATTAAACGTAAAGTCGTTCACAGCGGCTGCGATTGTAATCTGCATACCAGTTTGAACAGTACTTAATGTGAATGTTCCAGTCTTAGTTTGTTCTCTATCTAATTTAAAGCAGAATCCAGATACCTTTTTATTAGATCCAACTGCTTGTGCAGGAGTAAATGTATCACTATATTTTGCAAGTGTTGATACAGATATGTTATCAACATAACCTTTAATAGATGAAGCAACTACAGGACTTGATTTACCAAATAAGAATACTGACTTAAGTTGTGTATCAACAGTTGTACTTGTTACACTAAGTTGCTCTATACCATTAGCAAATACTTTATAAACATATGTACCAACACCAGGACTTGACTTAACAAGAGCAACGTGTACCCACGCTTCATTATTAAATGTTGTCCAGTTAGTAGTAGATGTTGAATAATAAGTATTAGATCCTAATTTTAAAATATATTTACCGAAATTAGCACTACTTGATACACCATCAAGTTCTACTGTTGCATTATCACCTGCATTTGGAACTACTTGTATAATTTGTGGTGTAGTTGCTTGAGCAGCATATTGTGTTGCACCTATAGCAATCCAAGATTCAATAGTATATGTTGATGATACATCAGCACCCCAATCTAATGATAATCTTCTAGCAGCAGAAGTAGTATCAGCAGATTGAGCACCATACTTAAACTTTGCTGTAGATAACGCAGGATCACTATTCCATCCTGCTGTTAAAGTGCTATTAAAGGTTTCATCTTCATTTACAGTTGATTCAAAGTTTGAAATGAATAATTCATTTGATTCAATCTTATCACCTGCAATTAAAGTATCACCAGAATTATCATTTGTAAGTGTGGTTGGTTGGAAACCAATACCACTAACTTGTTTTACAGATGAAGCAGTTAGTATATTACTTGTATTCCAAGAAACTTTAAATATAATTGCTCTATGATCGTTGAAAGCATATTTAACATATGCACCAACATCAACATTACCAAATATATCAAATTGTACTCCAGTTGATTGTATATCTTCAAATGTTGCAGTAGGAGCAAGCATTTTAACTACTGAAGGTGTCTTATAATCAGTAGGTGCAAACTTCATATACAAAATACCTACATTTTTAGTACTTGCTATTGAGTATGCTGTAGCAGTTACATATCTAGAACCATAGTCATCAACTGTAATTCTAGGATTACTGAATCTATATGATGTATTACCAAACTGTCTACTCCACTGAACTTCAATAGTAGCAGTATCATAATAAGTCTCACCAACTACTATTTCACCAGTTCCCGCAGGATCATTAACACCAACAAATATACAAGTGTCATTACTTGTAAATTTGAGGTCTGTCATCTGTTCTGATCCAGATGTAGTACAGATCTTACGTTTTTCTTTAATAGAACCATCACTATCTAATAAAGCAATCCACATATCATCTGGATTAGGTGAGTTAGTATCTGTTGTACCACCAATATAAATCTGACCATCAGAGTCAATAGTCAAAGATGTTATATAATCTCTTCTAGTAGAACCAGATATACCCGCAATTTCACGTTGCCATACAGGAACAGCAGTAGGATTATTAAATCCATCAAATCCAGAAGTATATTTAGCAACAACTAGATCAGGATTATATGTAAGGTTTACAGAATTAGGTATTGTTTCACCTACAACGTAAATTGAATGTGGAGATGTATTCTCTAAGTAAATTTTATTAAATACACAACGTTTATTACCAGAAGCAGGTTGTAATGGTGCCATTGTTCTTGTCCACAACAATCTACCATCACTATTAAACTTAGCAATCAATCCTGCTGAATCACCGTCAGCATCATCTGCTTCACCAACAATATAGAAAGTTCTATCATCAGCAATAGCAATATCTTTAATTTTTACAATTTTTTCAATACTACTGTTTTCATCTAATAATGTAAGAGCATAATTTGCTTTTTTATATCTTTGTGGATGAGAAACTCTAACTTCTGGAGGACTTGATGCAGAATATGCAGATCCAGAGTTTATAATGTTGACATTATTAACAGCACCTGATTCCTCTCTAACAAGTTGTAATCTAAAATCTTGACCAGTTCCAGTTACTATTTCATAATTAGGTGGAATATCTTCATTATATCCAAGACCTTGTTGACTTATAGTGACAGTTTCAACACCTGCTACAACTTTTACTCTAAAAGTTTTATTAGTTTGATCAATAATAGGAATACTATCGACAATAATCTCATCACCGACTCTTAAATCGTGCTCATCAGCAGTTGTAATCTTTGCTAATGGTGAATCACCAGACATAGATGATGTGTACTGAGAAACAGTAATACCCTTTACAGACTCAACTTTAGCAGATGCACCATATCCACCAGTGTCAGCATTATCAAAGAATAATTTATCGTTAACTTTATAAGATATACCTGGGTTTTCAACCACAAATCCACTGATTTTAGCGTCTTCAAACTTAGTAGTAGTATCAATCTCAATATCAACTTGTGATCTTGTAGATACTCTAGGGTAGTAATCAAATAATTGCAGTACAGGTTCTTCTGAAATATAATTTAATTCGTTTTCTTCTAATGTTGATATAACACCATCTCTGTTTGTATCTTCTATTTCAAAAATAAATTCATCTCCAAGTTCAGTTACAAGAGTATCTGTGTCTTGGTTTGGTGTACGGTCAATGTCAATGTCCACATCTTCATATGGATCACGGAATCTAACAACATCAGCAGGAATATTTGTTTGTACAGCATCTTGACTGTAATTCCAAGTATCTGGTTGTGAGTATAATTGTGGACCACATATGTATGGGAATACAGGTAAACCTGCTTCTGATGCGTCTATAGAAACAAAGTAAGCGTAAGTACCTTCAGGATATTCAGGTGTCTTACAAAAACGTCCGTTATATTGATCTAAATCACCATCTTGGAACACATACTCATAATCTTCTATGTAAGTTCCTGCGGGTTTATCTGATAATAAAGGTCCATCAGTACGAACTGGATTAGGGTTAGTAGCACTATCAAATAACAGTATTGGTTTTACTCTATAAGAAGATACACATCTTTTAATTCCAGATGACTGATCAGCAGCATCAATATAACCATATGGTCCGTATATTGGGTTTCCATCAAATGCCCAACCAATAATAGGAGAGTGTCTTAATCCAGATGAAAGTTCTCTAAGATTTCCTGTTGCAGGATCTTTAAATACATTATCACCAAGTACATAACGTAATTGTTTAGGATCTGATAAGTGAGCATATTCACCACCGTATTGAGTGTTATAACCTGCAAACACATAACCACGAGAAGGATCCATCAGTCCTGATAGTTCAGTTTCTAAGTTTTGTGTCCACTCAAATACATTTGCAGTAAACTGTGCTCCTTGACCAATAGATTCACAACGAATAGTTGTAAGACCAGTTGTATATCCAATTCCTCTATTTTCTACTGAAATACTTAATACTTTTCCTCTATCTTCACCAGTTTCTCCAATAGTTGCTTTTGCAACAGCACCATAACCATCACCATTGATAATAATATTAGGAGGTGATGTATAACCATTACCAGAAGCGATAATAGCAATAGAAACTATACGACCATTAATTATAATTGGTTGTGCAACAGCACCTTCACCAGAGTTTAACTTAATTGTAGGAGATGAAGTATATGCAGATCCTGCTGATGTTATTGATACAGATTGAATTGGACCTCTTACAGCAGCAGTAGCAGTAGCACCTGTTCCATTGCCTCCTGAGATGCTTACAGTGGGTGCTGAGATGTATCCTTGTCCAGGTGCCTCAACTAGAATTTTACTTACAACTCCATTTGTAATAACAGCAGTCGCAGTAGCACCGAATCCACCTCCACCAACAATAGAGACTAAAGGAGATGCAGTATATCCAGAACCACCTGCTGTTACCTCAACACTGAATAGTGAACCATTTACAACAACGGTTGCTTGAGCATTTGTTCCACCACCACCAGATATTTCAATAAGTGGTTTAGACGCAGCATCATATCCTGTACCTGCATTTACAATATCAACACTTGTAAGTCCACCAAATTTAGTCTTAATTTGAGACTTGTAAGACCAAACTGCGACACCATTTACCCAACCACCTATAGGACCAAATGATAAATCATCACGACGTGATACAGTCTCTACAATCCTTGGGAATCTACTTAGTTTTCTTTGGTTTCCTGGTAAGAGAGCAGACCCAACAAACGGACCAACCTCATAGTTTGGAATACCTGTTGTAGCAATGTAAGAGTAACTTGAGTTGAAGAATGTATTTTGTACATTGGTAGTGAACTGGTTAATTGAGTTATTAATTGCTTCTTCTGTTGATTTACCTTTATTAAGGTCAACAGACATCAAAATATTACCTTGAGGTGCATTAGGTGCAGGAGAGGCAATCTGATATGAGAATACAGTGTTACTTATACGAGATGTTACAGCAAATGTACCGTTAAACACTGTTGGGTTTGCACCGTATATTGTTACAGAGTCACCAACAAGAAGACCGTGATTATTTGTAGTATATACAGTTGCAGTTTGATTATTAAGTCCACCTGGTTCAATATTGTTTACAGATATTAATTTCTTAACATTGTATAACCAAGATGTAACTCTTTGATCTATAGATGAAGAACCAAGCGATGCAACGTTTAATTTATCACTAGGAAGATAATATGAACCAGTATCTGTAAGAACTGTTCCTGTTGCTTCAGCAATACCAAGAACACGTAATTTTACTTCAGTATCTAGTCCTCTATTAATATAACAGAAAATATCAGAGAATATTGTTGTACCTGCATCCCAATCTTCTACAACACCATTCTTAGAACGTGTACATTCAATAAACTGGTTAAGTGACTTTTCTTTATACTGTATTCTTTCATTATCACCCATAATGATGATACCATTCCTTTCTGGCCAACCAATAGTAGAGTCAACAGTAATAATAGACTCAGTTGTTGTTAAAGGTTCTACAAGTGTTGTTTTATAAGGTATTGAGAACTTTCCTTCTAATGTTTCTTCAGATATTGATAATTCGTAGATTGTTCCAACACCAGTATTGATTGCGATAACGTTTTCAACTAAACAAACAGCATTTCCAACGCTTGTATCTACATCATCAGCATATTGGAATAACTGAGAGTCTAATATGTCAACAGGACTACCACTTATCAATTCTACACGAATAATAGTGTCAACAGACCAAGTTGCAGCAGATGGTTTGATTAATTCGTCTTTTGGATAAGAAACATCTACATCTTCAGAAAATAGAACTTTAAATAAGTATTCTGTAGCAGTCTTCGTACCTTTAGAGACATAAAAATCTTTTATTGTCTTTATAATCTGTGGAGCATTGATTTTAGTGTAATCAATGTCTGCATCAGGTAAAAATTGACTTACAAAACGTTCGTATAGTGTTTTTGAGAATAAAGAATCAAGATTTTCAATAGTAACTCCAATCTCGTGAGAGGATTGAATACTTTGTGCTTCTGTTGTAAATACTTGGTTTCCTCTAATGTCATATGAAGAAACTCCAGAAACACCTCTCTTACAATTCTTGAATTGAGATGGTTTGTACTCAGAACCGTGTGAATGTACTGTAAAACCAGTTATTTCTTGAAATCCTACATCGCAAGATGCTGCTGCTGCTTTTGGACTAGCAATAAAAACTTGAGGAGGTTCAGTGTCAGAATATCCATCACCAAAACTTGTTATATTAATATCAGTAATCTCACCATTGAATATTGTTGCAACAGCAGTTGCTCCTGTACCACCAATAGGATTATCAGATAAATCTTTTCTATTATCAACAATATAAACAGATGGTGCATCATTATAACCAGATCCACCAGTTAAAAGTTGAATATCAGTTAATTTACCACCTGATACTTTAACATCAAGTATTTGAGCACCTATAGGATCAATAATACGACATCTAGGAGGAGTTACATAACCTCTACCAGGAGAGATCATAGATATGCTTGCCACTCTACTTTGATCGTCTAAAACTGCTACAGCAGACGCTCTAATACCAATAGGATCAACAGGAGCATCAATATAAACTATAGGAGGAGTTGCATAGTTAAGTCCTTTTGTTAATACAGTTATAGATCCATCAATTACTTTACCGTCAGCATCTATTTGTGCATCACTAATAGTTGCACCTTGTGGATTTGTAAAACTTATAGAAGGAATAGTATCATATCCAGATCCAGATGATTGTACATTAATTCCAGTTACTTGCCCACTAGCATCATCAATAGTTACAGTTGCTTTTGCAATAGAACCTGATGGATCAGCAGGAGTGTCAAATACAACTATTGGAGGGTTAGCAGAAGTATAACCTTGACCACCATCAATTAATTGTACATTCTTAATACCGTTTATAAGTGCTTCAGCAGTTGCTTCTTTTCCAGTAACACCTTCTGGAGTTAAGATAGTTGTTTTTGGAGTAAAATTAATTCTATAACCACTACCACCATCTTTAACTATTAAATCTGTAACTTTATTATCAGTTACTCTAGCAATAGCAGATGCACCTTTACCAAATTGAGGTGCAATAAGTTCAACAGATCTTACACATACTTTATCAAGTTCTGATACTGCTTCTTTTAAAATTAAATGATCGTTGTAAATTGTATAGTCAACGAATGGTATTTTAACAACCCCATTTATAGCAACTAAACAAGATACAGTAGATAAAGGTGTATATGGAGCAGTATTTAATCGTAAAGGTAGTATTTTTGCACCATCAAGAGCAAGATCTATATTAATATGATCTAATATTCTAATAGGAACACTTGTGTAACCTATGAGATACTCAATTTTAGTTACTGTAGTTGATCCTGCAAGGTTTTGAGGAGGAGTTTGGAATCTAATATTTGATCCATCAAGAAAATAGTCAATATTAGGTTCTAACTGCAAACCATTGACTATAACACGTAAATACTCAACAGAACTTGGTGTAATTGGTGTTCCAAGTAGTTTTAATTGGAAACTTGTTTTAGTACCATCAAATTGTGATCTTATATTTTCTAATTCTTGTATTTTTTTATCAAATTCTAATTTATTGACACCTGGAGTAAATACAATCTCTGGTGATTTACTTATTTCTTCATAAAATATAATTTCATTATCAATCTTTATAGTACCGTCTTTCTCAAGAAAATTATCAACAGTCTCTACAGTAATATTGTTGTCAGCAGCACCTACACGATCTAATGTTACCGATGAAGAAGAAATAAAGTTAGGATCATATTCATTACTAGAAATATCGGTATAACTTAAGATATTGTTTAGAATATCATATGGTTTACCACTTTTCTCTTGTGATTTGTAGTATTGAACTAGCAAATCGACAAAAGACTGATCCTCGTCTTTTATAAAAGCAGGGATCTGGTCCTGTAACCTCTGGGATACCTTTACTGACTTCATCTGTTATTATTCTCGGTGCTTAGAAGCAAGTGTCAAACTCAGGGTATTCAAATACCGTGGTTGGATAGTCAATTATATTTATCGAGGTTCCGTCAAAGTTAATTGGAGTAAAATCTAGCGGATCGAAGTTTGGAACATTAGTTCCATCAATAGTGTAATCAATAGTGATTACTTGTGGGTTGAAAATAGTAGGATCAACGCCAGTTCCTATGTTTACGTTACCACTATCAAGTAAAACTGTGATAGGGATACGTGTTGTTCCATCAGGAGTGCTTGCTACGTTTATTGGACCTAAGCAAACTTCTCCAGTTTTGTAATTTACAGTTCCAACACCAGACTTAAGAATTACTTCTTTTTCGTCAAGTTTTGTAACCATTATTAAATTACCTTTACCATCGTCTCTTACATTTACAGGTAAAAGAGCACTGGTATCATTTTCAACAAATGTACTAATACTTAATACTGAATTTGTTGATAGTTGTTGAGATGATACAGCAAGATCTAATAAAGAATCTGTATAACCTGTTGAGTAGAATGTTCCACTCTTTACTGATGAAAATTTAGGATCACAAGTTATAGCAGTAGAACCATCACTAGGTGAACCTGCACCAATATCACCAGGATTCACTATTGCATTACCAAAATCAACACACTGAGTAAATGTGCTTCCCAGTGGGAATCCTGTGACATTTAAACCAAGAGTCATAGTGGTTTGATTACCAACTATGGAATTCTGGGATTGATCTATCATTGTTTGGAACGCAGATGTATCAATTCTTCCGTTAAATCTATTAGAAGATCCTTGTGTATTATAATCATCAATAGCACCTAGAACTCTAGATGCAAGTTCATTATTAGAAAGTGCTGTTGAAGTTCCATCAAAGAAAACATAAGTCTTAGGACGTATGTATAAAGTGGTAGGATCGATAATCACTGGTTCGATCGCTGCCATAGAGTATTTCAACAGATCATTTTTAATACGCTTTTTAGTAGTTGCGTTTAATGCTGCACCAGACTTAGTTTTTACTGCCACATATACTTTTCCGTACACTGGTGGATAGACTCTTTCTCCACCATAAGCAGTAACAGACCTTGCCTGTGGATAAACCAATTTAGTAATGTATTCATAGTCGGACTCCGTGACTGCTCTGTTTTGGGCACTGAATGCCCTTGGAGCATTGTACTTAATAGATATAACATCTTCTCCGTCTTCACCGTCCTGAGAGGCATCTACGGTCGCTATAGAGATATTTGCAGATGATACAGCACGACCAGTATTATCTCTAACTTGTCCTATAAATGTAAACTTCTTACAACCGTTTGCTTCTGGTCCTAAAGTTCTAACATACTTAAGTCTTATAACTTCACCTGCAATTAGTTCTCTACCGATAATACCATCACCAAATATAATAGTATATCTAAGATCATCTGTTTCTTCTAAGAAATAACCACGAGTTGTACCATCTACATTTACAATATTTGTAATTTGATTATAAGTATCAATTTCTTCACTCTGTGCGTTAGGTGATATAGACACATAAAGTAAGTCTGTATCTACGTTGTCAACAGGTATATCATATTTTCTCTTTTTAACATCAGTTACATTGTACTCATACTCTAATAAGTTACCTTGATATATTACTGTCTTATTGAATGTCGCAATACCAGTTTGCTGATCTACCATTGAAGTCAATGCTTCTGGAACTGTAAATGTAAATGCCTGACCATCAACAGACGATACAAATACATCTCCCTGTGGAATAGTAACAGTAGATGGATAAGTTGTACTAGAACCGACATACACGGTTTGTACAGCAAATGCAACACACGCTTTTGCTGCTTTTATTGATCTAGGAGTATAATTTAACTGCTTTGCTATCTTTACTACGTTATCTCTTATTGTTGCTGACTCTAAAAATGCTTCATTCATTGCCATATTAGCATTGAATGCAGAATAGTAAGTATTATATGCTAGTACGTCTAGTAGATATGACGCAGCAGATCCATCAAAATCGTAGTCTGTAAATTCTGTTCTAGTTCTTAAGTATGATTTGATCGATTCTTTTATTTCTCCAAAGTCTAGAGAAGTTAAATTCGATGGTATTGCGGGCATTTATATTGTCTCCAATAGGAAGTCAACAGTTTGTATCAAAGTTTCACCAACAATAGTATAGTCAAATTCAACTCGAAGAGTATTAGTATCTTCATCATCTTGAAAAACTCTAACCTGACGAACTGCAATTCTTGGTTCTAGTCTTGTAATAACGTTAATGATTTCTTCTTTTATGTCTTGTGCGACAAAGACATCATATGGTTCAAATAATAATTCTCTCAGACGTGATCCAGTTTTAGGTTGAAATGGTCTTTCACCTATTCCAGTTAATACTAAATTACGAACTGATTGTTTAATAGCGTTTTCATTCTTAACCACAGTAAAATCTTCAGTATTCGGATTTGATTTCATCAAAATACTGAAGTCTTTAAATGCTCTGCTAAGTGTTCGTTCTGCTCGGAACTTGTACGCCATTACTCAAAACTTTCATTTGTTTTAAGTATTTATCACGTTTAGGCATAGTTACTAACCACTGACCACTTTTGACAAATTCTTCACTCATATCTGTCCTAATCATTTACCTTGTCCTCGGTAACGTTTCTTCGCTTCATTGCGAGAAGTAGCAGAATACTTGCTGTGTTGTCCTGTTCCTTGTCTAGTCTTTTTTGGTTTAGATTCAATGGAATTACCCATACTAAAAGTTTTTGCCATAATTTGAAATAATGTGATTAAGAGGGCACTCCTTCTATGTGGAGATCTTTTGTACTCCCTCAGACTGAGTGACTATAATCTATATCTATATCAATTCCTGACTCATCAGGAATCTCTAAGACATCTTCCTCTTGACCTTCCAACATTTTTTTCATCCAATCATCAAACTCATTTTCTATTGTTTTAGTTTTTTCCATTGAATTAACCACAGAGAACGTTAGGTGAACCATAAGCAACCACCGATTTACACGGCCAGGATACTCGTGGTAATCCTACACCTAGTGGGTCTAATAGTCTAGCAACTCTTCTCTTAAGGGCAAATACTGTAAATGTAGTGGCATTTAAAACTCGTTCGTGACCTATACCAAACTTATCTTCGATAGTTAAGATACTTCCACCGAAAGGTGTGGGTATAATACACATTGCTTTTCCGCAAGGACACAAATAATTTATAATGTTTGTAGTAATGGATCTATGCGGAGTGAAAACATCCATCTCTAACATAATAGGAATCTTGTTTACTAATACTGTTGCTCTCTCAGGTGTCAAACCAGTTAAAGGAATCAATGGAGTGGGTGGCCACCAACAAGTCTTGTTCTTTATCTCAATAGTAAAGGGTATAGGTGAACTTCCGCAAGGTTGTTGATTATGAATAGTTGCAGGTATAGGAATCCCGTGTCCACTACAAGGTAGACCGTTATGACTTGCAACTGGCATACACGCTTTTGGCATTAGAAAGATGCGTCCGAATAATCTTCTGTTTTTTCAAAAACAGTAGAGTATGTAAGTTCTTCTCTAAAATAGGATTGATATATCCTACCCCAAATGAGATCAAACTCCTCTTGGTTTAAGTTCTTGAATAAACATTCTCCTCTTAGATAGATGTGATAGGTTGCGGTCATTAGTCGAACCTCAAATCACATTCATCAAAGTAAGGGTTTCCGTAGTTGTTCATTGTGTCTTCTAGTAACTTTGTACTCGCTGCGGAATAATTACGATAAAGTAATGTACCCTCGTAGGGTCCCATCTCTATATAGTTGTCCGCGTTGACTAAGTTTGGATCTATGGATATAGCAGCGTGTACTACTTGGTACAACGCACTACCATTTGTACCACTACACGCTTGCAATGGTGAGGAACTACACAAATCCGCTTGTGAAAGAGCATTTCCACTTCCGTCATACCCTTTATTGACATCTAATATTCCATCCGTAACAAAATTGTGCCAACACGGATTTGGTAACTTTCCTCCGCTACACGCTGCGATTGCTGCGTTATTATAACCGTAAGTGAAGTTAGTGTTTCCACCATATCCGCTAACATTGCTTCCTATCCACGTTTGTAGTTGTCCTAACTCCGTCATTCCAGATAATCCGTAATCAAATGTATTCTCATCACCAGATAGAGGAACAAATGCGTATTGACCTGCGGAAGTTCTATAACATCTACCTTCCGCTTCTCCTTGCTTACAAGGATGTGCTTTTATTCCCGTAGGTAGATTTGAAATCGATCTAGGACGGGTTAATGTAGGTGCAGGTAGTGATTTAAGGAAATTCATAAACGACGTGTTTACAGACGCTCCTGCACCGCTTACATCGCCTTCTATCTCCATAGATACACGTATGTTTGCAGTCTCTTCCTGACTAGCACAATACTTAAATGGCATAAACCCAAAAACTGACTTTTCACCATCAGCATCTAGTGTTTCATAAGGACAAGGTATATCAAAGAAACGTCTGACGTGGTACATATTAGGTTGTGCCCATTCCTCGCACCCTGATGGGTATAATGAGTTGATTCCTGCTGTATCCGCATCAACTTCCTTAGAAGTTTCATTAGATAGTGCCCACATCTGCGATATTTCTGTATTTCTTTCATTAAACTCTGGTGCATACTGACGCAAGTTGGCAAATGTGCTATCTGTATCGTAAAATGCGTTAATATCTGACCATCCTCCAGGTATTTCTAAGTTTATACAGTTCTGCGGAGTAGATTCACAGTCTTTACTCATCTCTTCTGGGTTAATATCGGGCATATCAATGTAAGCAGTTACTGTTCCTTCTCTTCTAGGTACATCATAGTCCGCTATTGTATCTGAAAAGTTACTTAAATTGTTATTTACTTGCTCTTGCATATCAGGATCTAACGCTCCAGTCTTTAAAGATGCGTTATATTGCGTATTTAATCCTTCAATTCCCCCATCTGTTCCAGGTTCTTCTAGGTTTTCCTCATATCTTTGTATTACTAATACCTTTGGTTGAGACGAGGGACTATATCCCGCACCAGGATCTTCAATAATTACGTTTATAATACTGCCTTGGTCGTCTAAAACTGCTCTTAACTGTGCTTGTTTCAGTGTTCCCATAAATCCAGACTCGTTTTTATACGCATTATTCATAATTACTGCGGTAGCATCCTTCTCACTCTGCTCTCCATCCTTAAAATCTGGATCTTCTATCTCTTTTGCCTGTAAATCTATACCAGTATCGTTCTTAAATGTCTCTTGACGGAACTTTGTAGGGTCTGCAAACCCTTGTTCACGCATTGTTTCGGGAAATTCTACTCCAAGATCGGGATCTTTGTAATCTTTTCCGCTATTAATGATGTTAACTCCTACAACTTTACCCTTTTCATCAATAATTGCCTCTATAAATGCCTCATTTAGGTTACGCTCAGGTATAAGTGCACCCTTTTTTAGTGCAACTGGCACATATGACACTCTTTTAGGGAACTCATACACTCCCCAGAACGCTGCTTTGTCTTTTATACCGTATCCTGCTAGTACATTAATACTACCACCATTGGTTGAAGTGAATGATTGGTTGTATGTGAATGTACTTCCTGTAGTTTCATTGTTAATTTGCACCAATTCCATATATCCGCAGTTCATTTCATCACCAAAATAGCGACACGCACTAATCATCCAGTTGTTTATACGTTCTCCTACTGCAAAGAACCCTGTATTAGACGTATAACGGAAGAATATGCGGTGTTCGTCTGTACCAGTTCCCCAGAATGACTCATTTGCTCCAGGTTGATGAGCAGGAGCGTCAACATACACTCTAGTTTTATGTGTAACCCACGCACTCTCCTTTATAGTGTAATTAAAGGTATGATACTCATAACTAGGTTGCTGATTAGAGTTCTGTAGACACGGAGCGTTAGTTGTAAGGAAGTTTATACCATATACAGGTCCATTCCACGGATATGAGGTATCATAGAGGTAATATACGAACTGTCCCTCAAAAGCATCGTGAAAATTCAGTGATTTTGGTACAGAACCTTTTACTGGTCCGTTTTTTCCGTAAAACCACTCATAATACGCTGCGGTGCTCAATATTTCTACGTTAGAACCACCCCAACCTGATTGAGATGGGTTATCCATCAGTTCTAGGTAGTCTCTCTCTGCATAATTGTTGTTTTCATCCCAATCATACCATCCTGTGCGGGAAACTTCTCCAGTATTGCGTGCACCACCTAAATTTTCTATCTTTTTCTTTCCTCTTGGACCCGAAGAGGTCATTATATACCCAAATATACCCACATATGCGTATTGTCCCTGTCTAGCATCCAAACAATCAGGTACGCCCGCAACTCCTGTCTCTAAATTTACTTCTTCTACGGGGTTTATGGTATAGAACGTGTCTGGTCCACGGTTTACTCCGTTAGGTAACTTATATTCATACAATGGTACAGCAACTTCACCCCCTTTCAACAATCCAGAGGATGCAGCGTTAGATGCGGAGGTCCAAATGTATCCTAATAGTGTAGTTCCGCTACCTGTAGTTAAATATGAATCATTATTCGCAGAATCATAGTTACTATACACCGCAACAGTTCCTGACTGACTATCTTTCATCAAAGAGAAGTATTGTGAGTTCCTTTGACGGGGTTCTCTATTATATGAACGGAATTCTTCTTGACCTTCTTGTACTACTTCATCCCTACTGTATAGATGGTCTCTTAGTTTACCACTATAGTACCTATAGACTGATACTCTTTCCGCATTACAGTTTTCTAAACACGTTTCAGTAGGTTCTCCTAGGTAGAACACCTGATCCTTACCAAACTTATACCCACCAGGACCCACACCTTGAAACGTAATCGTATATCCCGCAGGTACGTTAGTTCCAGTATAGACTTTAGTGTAATCTTCAGAGTCAACAGGGTTCATATAAGAACGACCTGTTTCTAGGATCTTAGCGGGCATCCATTTGTGCTAGAGTTTCTTCAATTTTATTTAGTCTGTCAAAAATAGTGTCAAATACCTGTAGTAAATTACTATGCTTATCATCACCTGGGATTTTATACTGTATCATATCAGCACCTCTACTTAAGAAGGACTCTACTTGTTGAGTACGGTTGGCAAGGTTAGTAGCAGTCTTTGCTATCATCTCAAACCTCCACTCGTTCTCCTCTTCTATAGATTTAAACTCAGGTACCTCTAAATCTTGAGGTATAACTAGATCTTCTTGGTTTTCCATTAAAAATAATTAAAATTCAATACTACACGAAACTTTTGGTCTGTGCAACTGGTACCTGCGTGAGGTGTATTCACCTTAAATTTTAGCAAACGATTTGCCTTACTGTCAACTTTAGTACCGTCTTGAAAGTATGTATAACCATTATTGTCATTTAGATAGTATATTGCAGTAGTAGCACCTTCAAACTCATTAGAACCATACTCACCACAGTCTGTATGAAAGTCATATTCCTGTAGTCTATCAGTATGGTGGTTTAGGTTTGCCTTTATACGTATCAGTGCTCTTGGTTCTAAACGGTTCACTATAGGTAGTACCTTCTCATACTGAGGTCCTAGAGGTTGTCCTCCTCCATATACGTAGTTTACCATTTGCCAGTTATATATTTCTTTCGCTTGTAAGTCAGGGTCTACCATTCGGGCAACGTGCATTACCTTCGCTTGGTTTACATACCACGGAAAATCTTGCCCCACGAAGTAGTCTCGAACATCCTCAAAGTCGTTCGGGGGTAGGTAGTTATCGATTATTTCAAAGTTCATCACGATTTCAGAATAGTTACGACGTTCGCGGGGGTAACGTTTCTAGCGTCAGACCCCTCTATATGCCCCTCTAATGGTTACATTCGTAGTTCTCGTTGTATCTCTTCACACTAGGAGTTATTTTATCCAATAAATCCTCAACATCTTCATATGTCTCAGTTTGATAAGTCTGCAATGACTTCTGATATAATTCTAAGGCATTGTAGATCAATGACATCTCTCTTTTGTTAAACATCTGCTTTAGTGATGATTAGTTTGTCGTCTATAATATCATATTGTATCACATCTCCTACTCCCCACGCAAGTTCTTCAACTATCTGATCAGGTAATTTAAAAGTCATTTCACCGTAATCATCCTCCTCTATGGGAACTAGAAATCGTTTACTCATTCTTTCGTAAAATATAGCGTATCATTGGTATATAGGATTCTAGGTATTCTATGTTACTAACGTAAGAATACTTGTGTTGAAGTATTAACCCATCACCCAAATACACCCCTGCGTGTTTAATAAGACTGTTGGATAAACCATCAGCAATACCGAATGAGAAGCACACCACATCATTCTTTTTTAAGATACTCTTATACCAATCTATACCATCCCATTCTCC